GCCAGTTAGACAAACTACGTCTCGCGATTAGAAACGGGGAACTGCCTGATGAACCTAGGGCAGTCTTACTTAACAGGTACTGGCGTCTAAAGATACGTGAGCAAAAAGGCCAAAAGATAAACGAAAAACAACAACAGGTGTTGGACTACTTTGATGCTGCACCGAAAGCAACCTTAAACGACAAAGGAGACGGAATTTACGCCTTCCAAGAATCTTACGCATCTTCAGCGCAAGACTTAGGTGGGGTCAACATTGTAGGCGCAATTGATACTAAAAACGATACGATATACACAATGATCTCTGACGGTCACGATTTGATGGGGATGAAACCACCCGGAGGAAACGCCCTGTTGAACGCTACTCCTATTTACTCGTTTAAGGCTGGAACTAAATCACCAGAGAAAAGGGGAGTTGCAAGGCCTGAAGAAAGCGTTGCTCGTATAGAAGAAATAACAGGTATGCCCAAGCAAAAAGGCGAAAGCAACGTACAGTACCAAGCAAGAGTCATGCGTGACTACAGTGGACCAGTGCAATTACAAGACTATATCAACGTAGGCAAAAACGTAGCCACGGTTGGTATGCTAACAGGAGGAGCTTTACGTGAAGACCAAGAACAACAACGATAACCACAGCGTGTCGTATACGTCGATTGATTACCACTCTATGTGTGAGAAGTCAAAGGACAAGATTAGACGCATGAAAGAAATGGGAATGACTACGCCCCATGACCCGAAAGACAAGCCAGAGGACGTAGCCAAGAAGGATGGTGGTTACTCCATATTCTTCATGTCATAACTCACAGTTGTTACCTGTGCAGGCCAGTTGTTGTGACCCCTCAGTCATATCGCTGGCTTCTTCTATATCCCACGATATTTCCTTTGGAAAGTCCTTAACCATCTGGTTGTACGTCTTTTTGTCCACAGGCTCGTACGGTGCTTGTTGGTACGTGTGGTCTGAGTAGGGCAAGAAAGATATACCACTTACCTTGTCAAACTTGTTGTACAACCACTGTCCCACCTCTAGAAACTCCTCATCCCTGTAGTAGCAGGTCATAGACGGCTTGTGCTCACACCAGTAGTCCTGATATATCTCCCACAGATCCAACTGCTCCATAGCACCCATGTCTGAGGCTGTCACAGCGCCCTCAGGAGACGCAATAGGAAAGGAGAATACCCGTGTACTAGGGGACATTAGATCGTCCTCCACAGGCACACCAGCGGCCTCTAGGACGGAACAAAGTGGGTCACGAGAGTCTGCACGGACTCTGCGAATATATTGACTGCTGTAGCGAGGGTGAATGCCACTAGCAGAGTCGACCAACTGACTAACAGTACCACTAGGCTTGACCGCAGTAATAGCGACAGAAGGATTAATCCCCAGTTTCTTAGCCCACTGCTCGTTAGTGACAATAGCCTCATTACGCATCTCCGTTAGCCACTTCTTAAGTTTACCCTTGTCTTCCCGTCCGGATAGCACAGGGTGATCCATGATGCCCGTAAGCGATACGCCTAACAGTGCCTCTTCCTCTGTGTTGGTCTTCCACACGTTACGTAGGTAACGGAAGTCAGTCAGAGTAGCCTGTAGAGTGCCAAGGATGGCCGCAACTCTGGCCTTGCGCTTTAGGCTTGCAAGTGTATCGTCCGACCTGATAACAACTTCTGATAGATTGCAAAACTGGTACGGACGTAATATTATCTCCGAACAGGGATTCGTACCGAACTGGAACTCACTATCCCTTCTGCCGTTCTTAGCCGCCTGTCTCTGAGATGCAACCCTGCTAAAGACACCTCGCTCACCAGATCGTGATTCATACAAACTAGTCCATTCGTTAAGGAACGCTTCAAAGTCAGGCTTCTCTGTGTAACACGCAGAGTTATTGGCTAGACCTCGTTGTGGGTTTTCGTCCCACCACTGTCCGTGCTTGCATCGTCGGATGCGGTCATCTGTGAGGTTACTGAGGCTGATGAGGGCGCTTCGTCTGACTCCTCCGACAACGACGATTTGAGCAATCTTGCAGCAAAGATCGTGGCATTCAATGGACGTAAGTTTTCGTCCAGCCGCTCCTCGAAAGAGTTCAATTGTGAACTTGAAAAGATCGACGAGAGGTTCAGGACCACTTGCACGGCCTCCGAAAGTCTTGAGCGGGGCACCTGCAGGTCTAACTCTGCTAACGTCCCATTCGGGAACTTGACCTGAGTACAGCAGTGATACCAACTCCCTAAACGATTTCGCCCATCCGATCTTCGAATCTGCAACATTAATAACTGTGTCGGTTGCATGGAATGTCTCCGCTACTTCTGGCAGTTTGGTGATGTATTGACGCTCGACGCTAAAGCCTACTCCCGTGCCACACAGCAAGACATACATCAGTTCGTCAAATGCCTTGGGGTGGTCAATAGGAAGGTAGCTACAGTTAAATCCTGCTACGTTGTCACGGTCCAGAGCCTCTCCTGCGGTCATCAGTGCTCGCATGGATGGCATTACGTCTAGATTGTGTACAGCATCGTAAACCTCTTTACGTGTGGGCTCTGGCAGATCGTCTCCCCAGAAGTTTACGTACCGGCTGACTGTCTCCTCCCAAGTTTCTCTGCGCTTCTCTTCTGGTAGATACCGTGCGTACCTAGACTTGTGTATGTATTGTTGGTATGCGTCCATTACTCGTCCTTTTCTCTTACTAAACAAAACGGCTTCTCATAAATTTCGTCTACACATATTCTGTTAGGCATCCGTGTACAGTGCGTTTCTTTGACTTCTTTGGTGCTCCACAGAATACACTGTCCTGTTTCGGGGGTAGTAGAGCAACTGTTCAGAAAAAACAAGAGATACAGGATGACTAGAATAATCACTATGTAGTCTATAGATAGTTTGTTAAACATCAGACACGCCTAAAGTCTCATTAAGTATCGCGTGTGCCGACATATGTAGCAGCATAAACACACCGTCAGGGTATTGTTCGTTAGACGCTACTTCAAACACTCCGCCGTCCTCGTACATCAAGACAATCGCTTTTACGTCTCTACCCGATTCTTCGTAGTCTTTGGCCTTAAGAGCAAACGTAGCTAAAAACTCTTTGGTGGGTATGTTGTCTTTGCGTTCTTTGTTTTTACCAAAGCCGCCATCTATAACTTTCATAATGCAACCTCCTTGATGAGCCAATCCAAATAGACACGGGCCTTACGTAAGTCCTCTACACCGTTCTTGTACTCGTACCTCCAGAGGTACTTCAGACAGTTTCCCTTGAGATACCCCTTGTACTCTTGTGGGTGCATGGACGCCTTGATTGCTTCAATGGCCTCTATTGCTCCCTTGTTGTAGTGATCCGGCTGTGTCACAGGGTTGTGCTGATCTTGAGGGTGAAACAGTTTACCTGTTACCGTGTCCCACTCTTTAGGAGTTGCGTCATTTATGCTCATTTTCAAGTTCTTCCTCCAGCTCTTCCTGAAAACACTCTAATCTTTTGAGTAGTCTATCTTCAAACCTGTCCAATATATCTTCAGACGATATTTGCAGGGACTCCAGAAGATCGTCAGGGTCGTAGAACCTTAGTAGACGCTCCTTAATTTCTTCTAGTGTCAGAGACATAATCAACCAACTCCTTTAGTGTATCTATATTATACCATAAAATTTCGTGTTTGTCACACCATTGAGCCATAGTATTTTTGGTACTTTTGCTCACTTTTTGATTAGGTTTCATCAGTACAAATATGAGTTCCTCATTCTCCGCGAGGCAGTTCTTGACCGAACGATACTTCTGCGTATCTCCTGCGCGAAAATATCCTTTGCACTCAATGAGATACGTTCGTCCGCTTTGTTGGTACACAAAGTCTGGGGTGTACTTCCGTTCGATCCTGTACGGGACTTGGAACGGCTCGTAGCTAAAGCCAAATGGTTGTAACTGCGTTGCGACATCTCTCTCAAACTCCGATCTAAAGTTTCCTAGTTTAGACTTCCGTGACCTTCGGCTCATTGACCACCTCTGTTAAATATCTGGGTCCACTTGAGTACAGGAATGTTCTTACTCCGGGCCAACAGGTAAACTTGTAGGGACAGTACGAACAACCGACTGCGAGCTTTTGATTTCCACTTTTGCCATCTGGTACGGGCTCGTGGCACACCTCCGGCGGCTCCGGTTGCTCTACTAACTTTTTTACGCGATTGATGTGCTCCTCTATGTCGTATGAAATCTTGTTGTACACAGGAGCCTGCGTGTCCTCAGAATCGTACATCAGGTACGTTAGATGCCCGTTCTGTTTGTCCATAGCTAGCCAGCCAAACTTACTTTCACCCTCTGAGTGCGCATACCCTTTAATTTGAGCAACGTATCCAAACGGATCATCATAAGCCAAACTTCCGTCCTTGAATTTCTTAAACCCAAAAGAGGAAGTGCTTTTAATATCAGTGACAACACCGTCAATTTTACAATCCATAGAGCCTGTGATACCCGCAACTTCACACTGCTTCTGCTCATCTGTCACCTCGTGTCCTGAGAGTCTGGTTAGAAACAATAGCATCTCTTCGATCAGATGCCCGTACATAAACTTGACGTAGGTGTTAGGAGTCATTTCCTCCTGTACGTCTGAGTTGTTCACTACGTTCCACAGGTAGCGATCATCACGTCCTATGTTTGACATTCGCAGCTTGCGCCCATCACGTTTCTCTGTAAACAGGTTTGACATGAGCCGCTTGCAATTCTCGCCAAAGCGATCAATCTCTTCGTACAGATCAACGTCATCAGGTACTTCTTTGGTAGACACCACCTTGTATATGTCATCCACCAGTGAGTAAAGTTTATTCATCGTTTTGTCCAATTAAGTAATTGATAGCCGATTTCAGCTTATCAGGATCATCGTCAAAGCCGCCTAGCGCCCTGTTACACTTGTGACACAACCAGCCTCTAAACGTCTCTTTCTCGTGGTCATGGTCTAGCACCCACGATCCGTTCTTTGTGTTTCCTCTTCCCTTTACGTCCTCCTCAGAGCCTTTGCAGATAGGACAGTGATAGCCCTGCTGCGGCATCCCGTGTTTCTCTCTTAGCTGTTTGCGCACCTTCTGCATCTCGTTGTTACACTTGCGGCACTCAGCCCTTAGATAGTTGCCTCCAGAGGCCATGTTGAAAGAATCCAGCGGTAAGTACTGGTCACACTTTGAACACACCTTCCCGTGTCCTGCCCCTAGATCGTCATTTTCGAAAAAGCAAAGCTGATCCATCAGTGTGTGTCTGCCCACGTTGATCCAACTTGATACTCTCCGTCGAGTGGACACCTGAGTTCAAAAGAAATCCCAGCCGCCTTGATGCACTCCACTGCGAGCCAGCCATACTTCTCTGCTTGTTCTGTAACCACCTCCGATTGTATCTCATCGTGTACGTTCCCTACAAAACTGTAATCAATCCCGTGCTGTGTTGCGTAGTCATCTAGCAGGACTAGCGCACGTTTCATAATGATAGCACCAGCGGCCTGTAACAGTGTGTTCAATGCACTATGTTCTGATCTGACCCAGAGCTTTCGTCCGTCGAGTCCTGTAAGATGTCCTTTCCTAGACGCTTGTCCAACTCGTTCTCGTAGAGCTTCAAGAGCAGGTGTATTTCGTAAAAATCGCTGCCTAAGCGTATAGCCATCTTTTGCCGTTCCTCCGACGATGCTTCCAAGTTTGGCGTCTCCTGCTCCGTAAAGGAAAGCATAAATGAAAGTCTTTGCTTGAGGCCTTGTTGCAAGTCCTGCAGCAGTTTGATTTCTGGTGTGAATATCGTCTCTAAGCAAGACATTTGTAAACTCCTCGTCGCCCATGTAGTGAGCGAGCATCCTTAGTTCTAGTCCACTGGCGTCAACACCAACCAACCTACGTCCCTCTGGTACGATCCAACAGTCACGGCACTCTTTGCCAAACTGAGAGTTAACTGACGGAACCTGTGCCATGTTAGGGCTCTGGTGTGTCATTCGTCCTGTGATCGCACCGTTAGTTATTACCCTGCCGTGTACCCTTCCGTCATCTTGAACGTGCTCTAGCCACGAGTTTACTTGCGCATATCGCTTTTGCAACAAGTGGTACTCCAAGACTTGAGCCGATTCGGGTACATGATTATTCTCCTTGAGCGTTTTTTCATCAACAACCGGCTTGCCTGTCGCAGTGAGTTCCTTCCAAACTGCGCCCTTAGCCGTAAGTCTTTCGGCAACCTGCTGTCTCGACCCAACGTTGAATACAGTGACTTTATCCTTGAGTCTCTTACCTGTCTTTTCGGAATAGCGTTCTTCAACAACCGGCGGGAAAAGCGCCTGTAGATCAAATTCAATTTCATTCATGCGCTCCTTGAATTTAGCGCACAGGAGGTGGCATAGGCGTTGATCCAGAAGCCACCCGTTGTCCACCTGACCCTGTACGATCCACTGCACCTGATGCTCTAAATCAATGCTCTCCTGTGTAAAACCGTCTAGATCGACTCGTAGCCTGTTGTACACAGCCTCAGTTAGCTCTACGTCACGGACGCAGTAATCAATCATTTCAGGTGTTAGCTGTGACCAATCCTCGTGGTCGCCCTTAGCGTAGCCTAAGATGTTGCCCCAGTTACGCAGAGAGTGTCCGCCAGACCTGCTGGGGTCAGCCAATCGTGACAGTACTAAAGTGTCAGCGACCATGCCCCTGTCAAAAGTAAAGTCCCAAAGACGCTCAACCACAGGAACATCAAAGCCAATTCCATTGTGGAATATGAATTTAGCCGGCGCTTTACGCGATACATACGCTTTGAAGTCTTTTTCACTGCAGATTACCTCGCTTTCTCCGTTATGGCGGCAGACAGCACACCAGATAGTAGTGGCGTCTAGTCCGTCAGTTTCAATGTCACAGTAGACTACGTTCAAAACTCAGTCTCCGGTGGGTTAGGGTTGGCACACTCGTGGATACGTCCGGTAAACTTGTCGTACCGTAGCCAGCAGGCCGGGCCTGTCTCTCCAGCGTAACGGTTCTTCAGCACCCTGACGCACGTAGTATTCCTGATTGTTTCGTCCTCGTGTTGCTGATTGCGTTCCATGCCAATGACAATATCGGAAAGCTGTGCTATGCTCTGGCTACCACGCAAGTCCTGTAGGCTGATGCGGCCACCGTCCTCGTGTGCAGTCCCAGAGCTACGCTTCAAGTGTGACACGAGAAACAACGTGATCCCTGTCTCAGCAACCAGTGTACGTAGCTTGGTCATAATCTCGTCTATAGCTTTCCGTTCGTCCCCGTTCTCTTGAGAAGAAACCACGATTGACAAGTGGTCGAGGATGACATAGCGACAGTCGCAGGCCTTTGCCATGTGCCGTACTCTTGAAAGAAGCTCATCGGCTGATGTTGATCCCCAGTGATCGAACAGGTAATAACGTCCAGACCCCATCGTTGCTTCCCAATGAGGTCTAAGCTCATCAACAGGCGAGTCTTCCTCCAAGTGGAGCCGCCTAGATGACGCCACCGACATAATTCCCAAAGCTGTCGTTGCGATGTCCTCCTCCAGTGCAAGTCC